TATCTCAAGCGCGCCATCCTGCACTATCACCGCGTCCGAGGTGCCGAAGCACTCGGGCGCGAGCCACGAGCAGTCAAGATGGTGCTCCACCGCAAAGGCGGCGGCGCCGTCAGCCGCCTGCAGCACATACTCGGTGTAGGGCTTCACCTCCGCGGCAATCTCATCAAAATCCGGCGTTATGCCCTCAGCGCCCTCCGGCGCCCTGTAAGGCTCCCCGGTCAATACGCTCTCGGCCACCGCATGCGCAATGGAGCCTTCAAGCGCATAGGGGCTGGTCTCCTCCGGCATGGAGGCCGTCATGGCCACCGACGCCGGGCATTTGAGCCACCTCGCGGCGGCGCTCGGTGAAAGAAGGGTGTGCGCTTTAGGTGCCATTATGCCGCCTCCCTGATAGCCTTAACGTCGTGCTCAACCCTGCCGTCAATCTCGGCGGCTACCTCGCCCCAGGCGGCAAAGGAGCGCTGAACAATCTTTTCAGCCACCTCGCGGCACCAGTCGTTCAGGCGCCCGGCGCCGTCGGCTTTTCCGTAGTAGTAGTCGCTCATGCGCTCATCATCAAGTCCGGCCTTGCGCAGTGCGGCGCGAAGCGCGTCTGATGCAAAAGCAAAGAGCGCCATGCTCAGCGCGCCGGTGTCGTCTCTCTGGTACCAATGGAGGCGCTTCATCTTAGCGTAGATGGCACGCGGCAGGAAGCCGCGCAGGTAAGTCTCGTTGGTCTCTGTATCTTTCATAATCTTTCCCCCGGTAAAATGCCCCGGCGTGCCGGGGCGCGTGCGTGTCAGTGTGTCAGTCAGCCTTTGCGATGCTGCGTGCGGTGCTCCACTCGGAGCCGCGATGAACCTTGAAGAGCAGGTCGTCGTGCATGTCCATCGAAGCCCGGTTCTCCTTGAACCACTCTTCGGTCTCGTCTGCGAGATCCTCGACATCGCGGCCGTCGTCTTCCTGGTCAACCCAGTCGATAACCTCCGGCACCGGCAGGCGGCGCCCGTTAATGCTTACTACCTCAATCCATGCGTGTTCCATAATCTTTTCCCTCGGTTACCGGCGCCCTCGCGCCCTTGAGGTCAGTTTACTCTTTTGAGAAAGACATTACAAGAGATTTTTAACACTTTTTTGTGCGTTTATCCCAAAATGTGATATCAGTCATAAAATTTGACGATCCTGCCAGCTTTGTCGCGCGATATGCCGAGGGCGCGCGCCGCCTCGGCAAGCGTGTCATAGCACACGCCCTGATACTCGCATGGCCTGCGGCGGGGCTTACGCCGCGACGCCTTCGGCCTGTCGCGGCGCATCAGGCGCTCGCTCATAGCGCTATGCGTGATGCCGAGAGCCTTTGCCGCGGCGGTGATGGAGGGATAGTCAACCCCCTCCCAGGTGCAGGGCTTCCGGCAGCTCATCTGACGGTCAACAGGCAGATCAAGCGGGATATTATGCCTGAGCCGGTATATACAGCAGACGTCTGTCAGATGATACGCCGCAGCAAGGGCTGTCATGGAGCAGTACTTTTTGCCCGCGTACTCAATCCTGGCAGGGCGCGTTTCCTCGGCAAAAGAGCGCGCCTTCCCCCAGCCGATGCCCAAAGCGCGCGCCATCGCCCCAATGCTCCGGTAGCGTACGCCCTGAAACTCGCAGTCCAGGCGTGCCGGCCTGCGGGACTTTTTCCGCGGCTTTCCATAGCCGCGCGAGATGCGGTACCACATAGCCGATGCGGTGATGCCGCAGGCCTCTGCCGCAGAGGCTATCGTAGGATACAGCACACCATCCCACACAACCCGCCGGGGATGGCCGCATCCCCGCGGCGCGTCAATTTGAAAACCGCCAGTTTGTTTAGTCCGCATGGTTGTATGACTCCACTTCGGCGTTCTCGATATCGGGCAGGTACACGCGGGCCATGTCGAGATGCAGGTCATAGATATCATCCTCAGCTGTCAGCTTCGGCGCCTTGTCCTTCGCGTACATCACCGCCATGCGCTCCAGCCTGTCGCCGAATACATCCCTGACGCTGAAACGGTATTTGATCTGGCTCTTTGCCTCGGCAATAAAATCCTTAACCAGCTCGCCCTCAAGCCGCGGATCCTCAAGTCCATCAAGGTGATAGTAGTCGGCTACTTTTGTCCTGCAAACACTCATTTCGTGCTCCTTCCTTAATGCCTCGCCCTTTCCGTAGGGCAGCCTCAAATCCTTGTACATCGCGACGTGGCTCCTGTAGTATTTCCCGTCGTACTCGCATGTCCGGCAGAGCGGCCTTGCCGATAGGTGCCCGCTGCGCACGCGGTAGCGCGCGGCACCCTCATGGATGCCTAATGCTCTCGCATATGCTGCGATTGACGGATAGGACATGCCGTCAGGTGTAACAACCTCAACGCGCGAGACGCCCGCGGCGTGCCGCCCTGGTACACCCTTCGGAGCATCCAGCGGGATCCCGGCGTAGCGGCGGAAGTAGTACAGCGTTTTGCTCAGTCCGTAATACTCCCGCAGTGCGGCAACAGACTTAAACAGCCTGCCCTTGTACATCACCGGCCTACACCTCATTGCTATACCCCATCTGATGCAAACGGTTATAGGCCTCTATCTGCCTGCTGTACTCCTCGGTGCTCATAAACTCACTCATGATGCGCCTTAACTCCTCCCGCGCCTCTTTGTCGCAGTCCCTGATGGCCGCCTCGTACTGGCTGAACACTGCGAGCGGCACGAAGTCAGGATCCTCCATCGCGGCAAAAAGGTTGAAGGGCATGTAGGCGTGCGGATCGCGGTCAAGCAGGTAATGCCGCATCGCATCAAGCGCGAAAAAATCCCCGGCGGCGGCGCGCGCCATTGTACGCAAGGCCAGCAAAGCTTTAACGTCAACCAATCTCATCTTGTATATACCACCTTGTATTCCCCTTCCGGCAGCTCGCATTCTTCCGCGAGCGTGCACATTGTCGTGAAAATCCCATGCCTGACGGCCACTATGCCGCCGCTGTAATGGCTGATATAAACCACCGGCGTGCCGGCGCAGTACAGGATAACAAATCCCAGGATGGCGCCGTTTACTGCGGCGCAGACTCTCATAATCACGGCTTCCGGTACTCCAGGTGAATGATCAGTATAGCGACACGGACAGGCGTGCCGGACACGTCGTAGGGATCCTTCATGATGCTCCTTCCCGTAAGCACCACCTGGTACGGCAGGCCGGCAATGCGGCGCATGAAATCCTCACGCTGCTCTTTCATGATATCCTCATAGTGAGGTGTCCTGCTCCAGAACATCGCAATCTCCACTATCGTGCCAGAGGGGCGGATCTCAATCTGCCGTGCGCCCTGAAAGGCTTCAAAAGCGGCATCCGTCAGGGCGTTCTCCTCCTCTTTTGAGGGGATCCCCGGCACTCCGTAAAGCCGGGAATAGTTTCGAAAACAGTGATATTTAGGAGCCATCTTATTCTACCCAAACAAGGTCATACTCTGCCGGGATGCGGCAGTCCGTGCCTGCATGGCAGGCGTGGTAGCCGGAGGAGTCCTCCCAGCCCTTCACCTCCCCGGTGCTGTTGCTCTGGTAGACCTGCGGCAGGCTCGCGAAGCTGTAGCCCGTCAGGGTGCCGATGGAGGCGGCAAGGAGTGCCGCCGCGATAAACTGTAAAACCTTCATGGTATCCTCCTTAAAAAGCCCGGCAGGCCGCCGGGCGGGCGCTGCTTAAAGTCTGAAGTATCCGTAGTAGGCGGTGACAGTCAGGGCTTCGCAGTCCTCTTTGGTGTTGATGCATCCCCTGAGCCCGAAGCGCCTGGTGTACCCGTTGTCACGGCAGAAGCACCCGCGGCAGTACTCGAGGGTTTTGAGAACCTCGGTGAAAGCCTTAGCGGTCTTGCACTTGTAACGGATCCAGCCGGTGCGCGCATCGCGACCCGGGGAGTAGGTGATCTCGCCATCCTCCTCCAGAAGATTCCAGGTCCAGGGTTCTGCGCAGTGCCTGATGTCCCTGACAAATTCAATCGCATCGTTCATTTTTCGTTCCCTCGGTTACCGG